TTATTGTATTGTATCTAAGGTTGGTATGAACTTTCCATCTTTTAACTCAGAAAACAACGAACCATGTAAGTCGCCATTTTTATCTTTTACATCTATAATTATTTTACTTATACCTACTTCTTTCATTCTTGTTTCTTTCATTACTGCGAGCTCTGCACATTTTCTTTCTGTTGCGTCTATATTATATAGCAATCTCATAGTTATAAAAATAGTTTTTTGCTTATCAACTCCCGATATTAGATCAACTTTCATATCCGGAAAACTATTTTCAATTTCTTGCGTTAAATCTGAATATAATTGTTTATTTTGTTCTGATTGTGTTTTAGATTCTTCTAAGTAATCATCCTTTTCTTTTTTTAGTCTTTCCATATTTATTCTTATATTCTTCTTTTGATCGTCACTCATTGAATCGTATTTTTTATTCAAATCATTAAATATAGTATAATCATTTCCTGTGAAGTTTTTATAAGCTTTTTCTAACACTTTTGATTCTTCTGTTGTAGGATTATATCCTTTCTCTATAGGCTTAGTACTCGTTGTATTAGTTTTAATTTGTTCTCTTTTATTAGAATTAATGCTGATAGCAAATACAACTGCAATTCCAATAACTATTATAAATATTCTCAATATAGTTTTATGCTTATTATCTTTTAATTTCTCATGTAAATCATTATCCAATATTATTCCCCCTTAGACTTATATACCATAATTGTATTATATTTGGCATATTTGTCAAATATAATAATCTAAAAAAGAGATATCAACTCCTCAGTCTCCCTGCTATCTCTTTTTATATGTTTATTTTTCCTCTTGAATTAAGTATCTCTTATAGGTATAATAAAATTGCAAAATGGACTGGTGGTGATTTAGGTCACTGCCTTTTTATTTTTTATAATATTACGTATAATTTATTCAAATAGTGTTAATAACTAAAACATAACATTAATTAATCCAAAAGAGATAGCTTTACTGTCATTCACCTGATTTTTGCTATCTCTATTTTCATGCAGAAAAATAAAAGGTAGACTAAGTATTTATACCTAATCTACCTTTTATTAATCTCTCGGAATCATTTGAATCATCTCTACATCTCCATAGTTGTCCTTAGAATCACCATCTGAATACCATCTCACCTGTCCATTAGTATAATACCTGTGACCAGTATTCCACCCTATTTTTCTTAATCGTGCTACTATTTTTTCAACATATCTAAATTGTATTGCAATATTTATTTCCTTAATTCCTTTTCTGAAATCTCCTACTTCAAGTGTAAATATTTTATATCCTTCATCTTCTTCTAAATCATACTTCTTCATTATTTCCTCAGTTTCTTGTATCATTTTTTGTTGAGATTTTGATAAAACCATTTCTCCCCACTCCTCACCATACATTTTATTTATATTTTACCACTTAATCCTAAATAAAAAAATAAAAGGGTATAGAAATTAATCTACACCCTTGACACTCTTACCTATTAAATTATTATGTTTAATTATTACCGGTATAGTCTGCATTTAAAAATAAAGCAGCTTCACTTGTTCTTCTCTTAAGTAAACCTTGGCTAGTTTGTCCGTTTGCTTTGCTCCATGCTTGGAAATTAGCTGTTAAAGTAGCCGAATCTCTAACACCTGCAACTATATTTCTGTAAAGAGTTGAGCCTAATAAAGCGCCTGTACCACAATTATAAGCAAAACTAATTAATGCGTCTAATTGATTTTGATTCAATGATACGCCTTTAGAATCTAAATCAGCTTTAATTGTTTGCGCACACTCTTGTGCTTCATCCTTAAGCCATCCTATAGCTTGTTCTTCTGTACAGATAGAATTTAGTCCATTAGGGAAAGCACTTGGAGTTACTGCGTATGTAGTTCCATACCCAATGGTCCACCAACTTTCATTTCCGGGATAATATGGATCTTCATAAGCATGACTATAGAATCCTTCCCATGAACCTATGAATTTAGCTCCATCATCTGATAATAAATCAGTATTTTCAATCCATACTCCATTTTCATCAAAAGTATACTTTTTCCCATCTGATAAAGTCTTAGTACAACTATAAGCTGTTGTTCCAAGGTATTCTCCTTGTACTGCATTTGTAGCCTCATATAGGTAATACCACTTATCTTTGTATTGAAGCCACCCTGTAGTCATTTGTCCATTATCATTTAAGTAATACCATTTACCATTTGAATCTTTATACCATCCTATAGTCATAGCACCATTAGAATTTAAGTAATACCAATAATCTCCCACTTTTACCCATCCAGTTAATAACTTTCCATTTTCATCCTCTAAACACCATTTCCATTGACTCATATATTTTCCCTTCTTTCTATTGTGGCATATTGTAACTAATATGATTTACTGTTGCACCTATAACCTGTACATTATCTGGATTATCTACAGGTATTTTAGAACTTGCCAAGCTATCATTTACAGCCTGTACAGCACTTGAAATTGTTGAGTTGGTAGATTTATCGCCAGAACTTTTTGCCTTTGCATTGGCCTCTAAAGGCTGTTGTACATTGTCACTTATTCCGGGCGTTGAAGTATCAACCACTATTCCAAATGCGCCTGCAAGTACAAGTACGCTATTGATTATATCAGCATAATTTTTAGGGATATAATCAGCTAACTGACCTAACCCAACTTGTTGGAGCAATACAATTACCAATGATACTGTACTTACTAACCATGCCTTATTTGTTAATCTTGATTTCCAGTTAATATTCATTTTAAATCCCCTACCTTTCAATTTTGCTCTTAATTTCTTTTACATCTGCTTTAATGTCTTCCGTTATTTTGTTTAATAAATTTTGATAGTTCGTTTCCCTATCTCCTGTAGTTTTAAGAACATACAGGAGTAAAAATATAAAAAGTCCATAGCCTAATCCTTGTTGTAATCCTGCTTTTACTAATTCATCCATTTGTTCACCTTCCTATTTTAAATTTTAAAAATAAGCAACAAAAAAGACCCTCTAAAGGCCTTAATTATTGCTTGTATTTTTTTTATTTAATTGCTTGCCATTTTATCCGTTTATAAAAATTATGTGTAAACCTGTATTTGCAATTTTTTGCACATAGTTGAAAATATTATTGCATAGTAAATTTATGAAGTATTATTATACATATTTCCTCCTATTTTTTGATTAATCTCCATATTGTGTTAAAATATATTTGAAAGGAGGTGTATTTCATGAAAAAAGTTTCTTCCAAATATATATCATTACTAGCGGTTGAAAGTTTACTTGACTACATAAAAGATAATCAAAACTCTGGACTTACTAGTGATGGAATTCTATTATTAACTTCATTTGGATTTGTATACGGAAAAATCAAAATAACTACTGATGATAATTCTCAAAAGACTGTCTCAGATATTTTAATTAATTCTAAAACTAATATTCTAAAAGAATACGAAGAAGATGAATTTGAAGTAATTAATGATGGATCTGTTATTATCCTTGAAAATGCTGTGGTTAAATATCCAGCTAATAACTATACTATTAATATGGCTGAAATTATCATCTTTTCTGACCAAGTAATCGGTTATTATCCAATTGATTTATCAACTTTTGAGAATCAATTTCCTCAGCAATAGTTTAACTTTTTGCATTAATATTAACTGATACGAACTGCTCTTGAACTAATGCTTCTCGAGCAGTTTATTTTTACTCACTTATATTTCCTCCCTATAATTTTTATAAACCTGCACCCTATATTCCTATTGTGCATTAAGCAGCTTTCATTTTTGCTTCTATAGGTTCTACATAGTAATTTAAATACATGTCTTTTAATGGGTGTAAACCATCACTGTTATAAGTTAATACCTTATATCTATCGAAAGCAGTACAACATTGTGCTTCTGCAAATAAATTAACAACTTTAATTCCGTATTTCTTACATACTTCTTTTATAGCATTATAGAATTGCATATAATATACACCATTCATGTGAGCATAATATAAATCATTTGCATTGTGTTGAATTACAAACGTTATATTTACTTTTGGGTTAGTAAAGTGAGTGTGAGCTATTCTAAACATATATTCTAACGCACCATAAAAAGTAGTTTTGTCAACTGGTGTAGTATAATCAACTGTGATTGCTCCTAAAGGTACACTATTTTCAAAATCATTAAATCCACCTTCAAGCAGTACATAATCAGCATTTGCATTCATATCAGTAATAGTATCGCAAATCCAATGCCTATCACTCCCATTACTATATTTTGTACCACTTGCAATTGTCGCACCACTAACAGCTACATTTTCATAAATCATACTATGTCGTTGGGCAATTAATTTTATATATCCACCAGCTTCTCCTGCTCCATAACATATAGAATCTCCATTTCCTGTTAATATTTTGCCATATAATGCATCATCATTAACATTATCAAACTCAACAACCATTTGATTAATATAGCAATCACAAGTGCCACTCAAAACCTGTAATCCATATACTAATCCTTTAATACTTATTGCTGAGTTAAAATTAATTACTTGGTCAATTTCTACCACATTAGTATCCGCAACACTTATGGTAGATCCTGTTGTCCCAGTCCCTGTTCCAGAATCAAATGTAATGTTAGGATAACCTACTATAAAAGGGGTAACTGTAATTGGATATGTGTCAGCAACTATTTTTGCCTTTAATTTAATTCTAATCTTATTCACTTTAATATACCAAGCATCTATGGCTCTTTTTATACCGCAGTAACCTGTAGTGGTTATACTAGTTTTAATTGTATTTAAACTATTTATTTGAGTTTGCGAAATTCCTGATTCAGGAGGATATAAAGTATAAGATGAATCAGGTTCTAACATTGTTAAATACCCACTCATAACTTGGTTAAATTTATCCGGCTTAATTTTTACTGAATCTAGCAATGAATTTTCTCCATACGGAACAAACTTAATTATTGCTTGATTTATTGCCACCATGAATTTATTAACATTGGTTAACAGACAATTAACACGTATATAGGATGCAGTTGCACCACTTATTGTAATAGATTCAGCACTTTTATTCGTACCTGTTAAAGCTGATATTGCTACATCACTTGAATTATAAATAGCACCTACATTTCCACCGAATGTACTATTAGAAAAATTAAATACACTTACTACATCTCCTGCTTTAACTGGAATTTTATCTGAATAACATGCAGTTGCAAGTGCTGTAAAAGTAGTACCGCTAGTGTAATATCCACTTGTTATTGTTGCTGGATTAAATACGTTCTTAGCATTAAAGAAAGTAGTTTTTTCAGGTATTATAGTGCCATTTGCAATTTTTAGATTATTGCCAATATCAATCCAACTTGTTCCATTGTAACAGTAATTAGTTGCATAATCAGTAACGTACCAATAGTCATCAACTAACATACCAGTCAATGCTTGTAGTGCAGTATAAGTACATGAACCTTTAAAAGTTTTTGTATTCCCCATACTACTAAACTTTGCATTAACATAATCTAGATCTGCTTTTAATGTTATGTTGGTTGCATTATTAACTATCGAATTTGCATTGCTAGCCACATTTGCATTAGTTGCATTTAATGCAGTCTTATCAGCTTTTTGTTGCTCCATATCTGACAATTGCGAAGCATGATTTTCCAATTCTGCATTATGAGAATCAGATGTTTCCTTTAATTCATTAACTGCACCTATAACTTCTTGTGATGTAGTTTTTAATGTTGCAGCTCCTAACATATACTCCTTAATTTTCTGCCATGTACTTTTTCTTAAAATTCCACCTTGGTCAAAGGGTACTAGATCATTATCCTGTGGAATCGCTGTAATTTTATCAGGTATTTTCCATCCCATTCTTACCATCTCCTATCCTATAAATTGTTCATTATTTTCGTCTACCCAAGGCTCACCATTTTCATCTTCTAATGTGCCAGTCCCAACGGTTTTATCTAATATATTAATTATTTCTTTTACATTCAAAGCCGCTAAATCCCAACTATCCTTTTGGCTTTTAGTCACATGGATATTAGCATTATTAATGTGCTGCGTATAGGCTATATCCATATTTCTTATAGTTTCTATAACTGTGTTCCCTTCTTCTACAGCAGTATCTATATTGGACTTAGTAGTATTCCCTGTTGAAATACTATTGTCTAAATTATCTTTAGTAGTATCGGCAGTATTAATAGTATCTGTTAAATCTTTTATGTCAGTTTCTGCCTGTGCATTTTTATCTGTTAAGATAGTAATGTTTTCTATCGCTTCTGAGATTTCTTTTATTAAATTCTTATTATTTATTACCGCTTGTGCATTGTTGTCCTCTAAAGCTTGTAAATTAATATTTATATAGGCTTTTATGTTTTCCAATGCTTCAATAGCTTCGATAGAATTACTTATTGCACTAACATCAGCAGAATATTTTGTTATCATATTTTCAGTATCTGTTATCATTGCTCTTAAATTATTCAACACTTCAATATCAGGTTTAGAATATATTAAAACATCATTTGCTATAGATTCATCTACAGTAAAAACAAAAGTATTTGTGCTTGTTTGGCTATTGCTATCAGTCAGCTGTAATTCTCCATTGACTTCACCAGGGACATTTGTTGCTTGCAAATCTAATATTGCTGTTACAGTCCCATTAGAAATATCTGTTATTATTTTTTGAATAAGGTTTCCGTCAGATTTTTCTAAAATAATATCCACTTTTTGTCCTGTTAGATCTGCTAGAACACCATTTGTGAATATTTTCATTCTCAAGATTAATGTATCTCCACGCTTAATAAGTTTTTCACATTTAAACGTGTTGTTTATAGTAGTATCTATTGATATATATAATGTCTTTTGCACTCTTAGTTCCTCCTTTCTGATTTATTATGAATCCGTAGGATCTGGCATTGAAGCATCTATCATATCCTGTATTATTGATGTTAGTGATTGACCTTTTATCCAAAAGTTACCGTTAGCTGCAAAATCGCCATTTACCACCAAATCATTTTCTACGGTAATGTCACCATATACATGCAAATTTTTCTTTATCCAAAGAGTATTCGGAATCAATAAAATAGCAGCTTCATTATCAGCTACAACTGATATCTTTGATGTATATCCATTTTCATTAGTGATTTCTACTCCAGTTTTGTCTATATAACAACATTCATTACCATCTTCAACTGAAAAACCACCTTGAGCTGTGCATTTCCCCTTTGTATTCACAAAAAAAATCATTGTTCCATCTTTGTACATTCTGAATTGACCATCATATATTGTTACACCATCAGAATCAATTTTTGTGTATTCTTTACTAGCTCCTATGCAGCACTCTTTAAAAGCTCTTTCAGACATTTTATAATCATTTGGGGTGTCTCCTTGCATTACAACAGAATTCACTTTATTAGTGGTAGTTGCAGCTATATCACTTGTATTATTAATAGTATTTAGAATATTTTTCTTTTTTCTTTCTCCAATTTCTACTTCTTCTATTTTATTAGTGACTACATTAAATTTGATTTTTGTAACTCTCCCGGTTGCTTCGATATATATTTTCTTTTCAGGATCGTTAGGGTTATAGTATTTAATTGTTACATTATTACCTATTTCGCATTTTTCCAATATAGCAAAATCTTTATATTCTTCTGTATTAGCAAGTTGTGTAAATTTAACTGTATTATTTATCTTTAGCTTGTCTAATCCATCATCAAATAGTTTTTGTGTTCTTTCCCTTAACTGTGCATATACTATGTCAATTGCTTCTTGGGAATTATCAACCAATTTTACATCATCAAATACAACTTTTTTAAATATTTTTCCTACTATAGCTGCATTAGGAGAATATATAATTTCACTATTGGGAAGATATACACCATCTGAGCTACATGGCAAAACTGCTGTTGCAAAATTTTCTGTATCAGTATCATCTATAGTTTGTTCTAGCTCTTCTAAGTTTTTACCACTTCTTATCTCAAAAGTATGATCTGTTCCTCTTTCATCAACCATATTTAATTCAAAGTTGTTATAAATAATTTCCCCACCATATGCCTTAAATATAGAGTTTTCATTTTCATCTAGGATTGATTTTCTTGGGGAAATGCCACTTACATCTAAGTAGTTAATAATTTCCCCTGTCTTTTCGTCAATTCCTAAATTTATAACCGTATTAGTATTTGTATCTAAGCTTCCTACATAGTATCCTTGCTGTTCCACACATTTACCTAAAAGCATTTGTAAAGCCTCTTTTCGTGTTTTCCCTGCTGGTACCTCTAGGCCTAAAACCATATTCATATCTAAATCTCTTCTTGCTTTAGCTTGAGCATAAATTTTAATACAGTTATTAGACGTGCTTGGGTTCCTCGTCCTTACTGTAAATAATTGTTCTCCTCTACTATCTGTAGTTGAAATAGGACACTTTATAATATTTTCTCTAACTAGTAAATTACTTAAATCCTTACTATCTTTCAGTGGATATTCTAAATCTAGATCAAGAATTCCATCTGTAGTTTCAGTAACATAGCAACTTAAACATTCACTTAAAATATATTTGTTATGGTTAAAATTATTTTCATTCTTATCAAATAACCTTATCAATTATAAACACCTCCAATTCGGAATAATTTCTATGCCTGTAACTCCCGAGCCAGTCCAACTCACATTATTCTCACCACTTAATCCTTTTTTTTCGTCTTTATAATCTAAATAAGGAAAATCACCTTCCATCTTATCGCCTTTATTGTTATAAACCTCTTGTAAAAAGCTATCTATTGTTATGCTTGTATCTATTTCAATTATATTGAATGTTCTATTATTAATAGTAAATGTACAACTTCCTGAGCCATATATAGTTATAGTAGGTAAACTGTAGTAAGTAGCTTTATCATTAAATAATGTTGAAACTTTTGTTAATGTTAAAGTTTCTTTTCCTTCTAACAAATATCCGAAAGGCTGGCACCTAAATTGAATAGTAAAAGTGTACATTTGGTTCTCGATTATTTGAGATATTGGAATTACATTATTTATTCTAGCCTTATAATATCTATCTGGAAGATTTCCAAAAACTACTTCTCCATCACCTTGTAACCACTTTAATAACCTCATTGGATCATCTCCAAAGTAATCACATTCAACTGGTTTTGTATCTGAATCATATCCTTTAAATTCCGTCAATGTTCCGTCTCTACCATCAATAGATTTTTCATCAATCTTTTGTGTACTTAATTGAATAGGTGGAAGAGAAATAATTTTTAATCCTTTATCTTCAGCTTTTTTATTATTCCAAACTAAAGTTTTTTTCATTAAATTCCCTCCTTTATGCTTTCTTCTGTTTATAAGCCATAACATTAAATTCATCTGCTAATTGTTCTGCATCCATATTGGTATGCTGATGATATTCTCGAATGTTTAGTTGTGGCTGGTATATTTCAGTTTTAGTATTATTTGTAGTAGCTTTAGCTATTAGACCTCCTAGACTTCTAGCCATGTCCATTTGTGATTGCATAACAGCAGATTTCATTAAACCAACTTGCTTAGCTATTTCAGATTTTATAAACTGCTCTGATTGCATGTGATTTTTAATAGCTGCACCTTTTGAAACATAAGCAACAGCATCATCTGAACCAGCGATTTCGAACCTATTATTTTCATCAACATTATAAAGTCCGGCATAAGGGTTATAACTTGTACCACTTGCATATCCTGTAGTTGAATCTGATGAACTACTTCTACTGCTTCTAATAGAAATTAGATTTCTAACAGCATCTTCTGTTGATGTTTGTTGTGAATTCAAACCATTAATCAACGAATCAGCTAAGCTCTGCCCTGAATCCTGCCATTTCGGAGCATAACTGTTAAGTAAATTCACTAAATCTTGTTGACTATCATTTAAAATTCTGTATCTTGCCTGAGCATTAACAGAATCTGTCTCAAGCAATTTATCATAATATGCATCAACATTTTTAAGTTCCTTTTCCTTAGCCTCTTTTTGTCTTGTATATTCCTTTTCAAGTGATTTTTTTTCATTATCCTCTTTTTCGCTTAATAACGATTTTTCTTTTTCTAATGCTGCTTTCTGATCCTCAATATCCCAAGCATCCTCTTTTTCTTTTAGTTCATTTTGAGCATCTTTAATCTCTAATGCTATTGCTCTTTTGTCAGCTTCACTTGCAGTATTAGCCATTTTAGTTTTAAGTACATTAATATTATTATTTGCATCAGTTCTTTCCTTAGATCTGCTATCATCTGTACTCTGTTGTTCTAGCTCGGCTATCTGCTTATCTAACTTATCACTTTTTGATTTAGTTCTATTCTCTAATGCTTCAACTTTTTTGTTATAGCTTTTTTCCATATTGGAAAGTTCATCATTTATAACTTTTTCGGCAGCTTCTTTTTCTTTAGTAAGCTGATTTTTAATAGCTGTTGTAGTTGCTTCTGCTATTTTGGTAAGCGCATTTTTATTTTGTTCGGCTATTTCTTGCTTTTGCTTAGCTGTATTTTTTGCAACTTCAATTTCAAGTTCTGCAGCTTGCTTGGCTGTTTCAACCGCTTTTTCTGCATAGTCCTTTTGTCTTTGGTATTCATCATCACCTAAAGCTTTTCTTTCATCACTTGTTAATTTATTAATCCTATCAAGCTCAGCTTTAGCCTTAGCATAAGCTTCATTATTATCTATACTCATTATATTGGCATTATCAACTGCGTACTGTGCTTGCCTTATCTGCTGTTCAAGTCCAGTAAAACTTCCAGTTGTTGAGTTCATTTGATTGATAACACCATTTGCTAATTTTTCATTTAGCTGTATACCATTTTTAGCACTTTCTTTTGTATTACTAGAGATAGTACCCAACAAATTATTTTGTGAGCTCATAGCACTAAGTAATTTGTTGACAACAACTCCAAAACGACTATCTACAGCATTAGAAACATCTTTTTTCATTGCATTAACGCTAGAACCATGGTCCAGTATTCCAGTTCCACCGCCTAGGTAGTACAATTCATTTTCACCTGTCGTCATTTCCCAACCATGCTCGTCTTTTGTTATTAAACTATCACTACCTCCACTAGTACCAGTGTATCGTGGCGTTGCATCTCCAGTATTTGCATTAACATCTACTGTTGCTGTAGCTTTTCTTCCGGTTATCCAATTAAAGAAACTTTTAATTCTATCTATTATGGAAAATGAATTACCTGCGTCAACTTCAACTTCTGGAGTAGCTTTTTCGCCATCTAACTCACTTAAGTTATTTTCTGTATTATTAATAGCCTGGGTTGCTTGACCTGTCTCAACTCGAACATCTGTATTAGTATCTGGAGGAACATTTGATAGCTTTGCTATTGCTTCATCTATGGTTGGAATCTCTTCACCATTTATACTGATCTTAGCATTAGGATTAGATTCTTTTATATCATTTAATTTCTTTATTATATCCTCAGTAGTAGAATCAGCTTCTTGACCATCAATTGTAACTTTAGTTTGAATTACTGCTGGGTTATCCTTAAATTTACCATTAAGGGCATCTTCAACATCTTGTGCATTTTTTAATGTTCCATCTTCATCAAACTCTAGTTTAATTTTTGTACCATTTATATTTTCCACAGCTGTTCGTGTTCCGTCAGCTTTTTTGATGACATTATCTAGTTTCTCAATTATTTCATCACTCGAAGCATTTATAGCATTATTATTGGAATCTAGCTTCATTCCTCCACCATTCGGCATTAATGCTTTTTGCATATTCTCCATAGCGTCTTTTATCTTATCGCCCGAAACTTTTGCATCATCCGCAAACTTTTTAGAATAACCGCCATATTTTCCAGTGAAAGTATCATATGCACTAGTAATATTACCAGTTGCTTGATCTACAGTAACCTCTATATCATGCCATTGTCCATTAGCATCCTTAACTCGTTTCATTCCGCTTTCAGTAGCTTCTGCTACTTCAGAAAACTCTTGTTTTATTTTATACAAATCACCCTGTGTGTTCCTATCAGCTTTTGAAAACATTGTCCCATCAACTTCATTTAAATTACCTTCTAATGATGGGCTTTTCTCATAAAGCATATCAAGATATTCTCTACGTTTGGACTTCTCAACATTAATTAGATCATTATATTCTTTTTTCTTATCTTCAATTTGCTTCTTATAACTTTCAGCTCTTGCAGTTTCTCCTGCTTCTTCAGCTTGCTTTTCCATATTAGCAAGTTCATCTAAACCAGTTTTATAAGTTGCACGAGCATCAGCAAACTTCTTTTTAAGCTCATCTGATGCAGATTTATATTCCTTTGCTGCATCATCAGCAGATATACCCGTCAATCTTTCTGAATATTGGTTTTTTGCGAAATCAGATTCAGCTGTATTCTTAGCTTCAACCTCAGCTTGAATTTGTTTTACTTGTTGTAAATAATTTTCAATAGTTTCTACATCTTCTTGACTTAGTCTGCCATGTTCCTGAATCGCCTTAGTCCAAACATCAGAAATTTTCCCTTGGATTTCTTCAACTTGTTTTAACTTTTCGTCACTTGCTTTTCCTGCCTCATCTAAGACAGCTTGCTCTCCAGAATCAATTCCACCCTTTTCATTAAACATTTTAGAAAGTTCGGATTGAATTTCACTTTTTCTTTTACTTATAGCAGTTTTAGCACCATCTATCATCGAATCTATGGCACTAGAGATTTTCTTTTTGCCTTCTTCTGAGATCTTTTCTCCACTATTTTCACCAATCAAAGCCATTTCAAAATCATGATATTGCTTTGTAGCTTTTTCAATTCCATCTTTAAAACTATCTGAAACACCTTCACTAAAGTCTTTGTAAACTAAACCAGCTCTTTGTAGTTCTGCCTTTGATTTAACTACTTCACCAGTACATGCGTTAACTGCTCTTTCCCAAACATTCAAATCTTCTGCACTTGTATTTACTGATTTATTCAATAATTCATGATAGGTTACTGCTCCTGCTATTCCAACTACCAAGGCACTAGCTGCTCCAGATGCCAAACCTCCAGCTACACTAAAACCAGCTAAAGCTGCTTCTCCAGCTTCTGCCCCTGTTCCAATTAGTCCTAATGTTTTTCCTAAAGTTCCACCTAATTTAATTAATCCGCCTATATTGTTTGTTACTGCTCCTACTGTTTTTACAAGTGGTCCTATAGCTGCTGCAAATAAAGCTGTTTTAATAATTGCTTCTTGTTCAGATTCTGGCAAATCAGCAAATCTATTAGCCATGTCTTGGACTTCTCCAGCTATCTTAGTTATAGCTGGTGCTGCCGCTTCTTCTAACTTAATTGCTGCTGTTTCAATGCTACCTGTCATTTGTTCTATTGCAGACTTAGCATTATCTTGCATGGTTTTAGCCATATCTGAAGCTGCACCATCTGCATTTTTATAACTTGCTGTTAAATCATCTAATTGACTTGAGCCTGCATCAACTAAAGTTAACAAACCTGACATAGCTTCTTGTCCAAAAATAGTAGCAATATAATCTTGTTTTTGTTGGTCTGTCTTACCTTTTAATGACTTAGTTAAATTATTTATAATTCCACTTAAAGGCAACATTTTACCTTGAGCATCAAAAGCTTTAAAACCTATTAACGCCATTGCATCCGCTGCTTCTTTAGCTGGACTTGCAAGTCTCGTTAATATACTTCTTAGCGTAGTACCAGCCATGGTTCCTTTGATACCACTATTAGCAAGTATTCCAATAGCTGCAGTAGTCTCTTCTAAACTTATTCCTGCGGCATGTGCTGCTGGAGCTATAAACTTAAGTGCTTCTCCTGTATCGCCAACTGCTGCATTTGTGGCTGCTGCATTTTTAGCTAGTACATCTGCTACATGTCCAGCTTTATCGGCTTCCAATCCAAATCCACGCAATGTTGAAGCTGCAATATCAGAACTAGTAGATAAATCTTCTCCGCTACTTGCAGCAAGGTCTAACATACCAGGCATTGCCTGCATTATTTCTTCAGTCGAAAATCCTGCACTAGCCAGATTTTCCATACCTTCAGCTGCTTGTTTAGCACTAAATGCAGTATCTGCACCTAATTGAAGTGCTTGGTCATGCAATTTAGTAAATTCTTCTCCTGTAGCTCCACTAATAGCTTTAACTCTAGACATTCCAGAATCAAAATCCATACCAACTTTTGCAGCTGCAGCACCTAGTCCTACTATAGGCAAAGTAACTCTAGTGCTTAATTTATCGCCCACATTAGAAATTTCTTCTCCTGCTTTAGTTATGCCCTTACCAATATCTATATTTTCTAAGCTTTTCTTAACGTTTTTCCCTGTTTCTTGTGCTTTTTTATCAACTTTATCCAATGATTTTGTAATAGACATACTGGCACTAGAAAAGTTGCCATCCAAACCATTAATAGCATCCTTAGCAGAATCTAAACTTATTTTTTTATTATTTAAGTTATTTAGTTTAGTTTCTAACTTAGTAATACTAGCCTCTGCTTTTTCCATCTGACTAGATATTTTATTTTGATCTTTTACATTTGTAGCATTATCATAAGCTTTCTTTAAATTTTCTAATTTTTCTTTCTGCTTATCCAATTGAGTGCTAGTTTTTTCTATGCTTTTAGAAACATTTTCTAACTGCTTAGGAATTTTGCTAAAATCAATATTCTTGGCTGCTTTACCAATATTATTAATAGAGCTTTCGGCTTGTTTCATTGCTTTATCAACGCCTTTTCCAAGCCCATCAGCAACCTTTTTACTGGCAGTATCAACATCATTTTCAAATCCACTGGTATCAAGCTTAGTATCAATAATTATCTTTCCGTCATTTGCCATACAAGTAACACCTCCTTCCAACTAAAAAAGAGCAACCTAAGTTACTCTTGTAGTTCTGATAAATCTCCACCACGTTTCAATATTGCTGCTAAGTTTTTAGTATGCTTAACCTCTTCTTTGCTTCGTGGTATTGCATATAATTTTTTTATTTTTGTATAATGCTCTTTCATATTTTTATCTATAATTTTGCTTAAATCCATAGCCCTTATAGACATTATTTTCGATATCTCATTATCTTCTTTTAGAGAATTAAACATAGCTTTAAATTTCCACCAATGAAGATTTGTTTCTTGTAGATCTACTCCATATTGGTCTAAAAATGCACTATAAATTTTATCTCCATCATAATCAAAATTATAAATATCTTCCTTACTTGAAGTTGTTTTTTTATTCTTAACTACATCTTTGCCACATCTGTAAAACCAAAGCATCTGCTCTATAGCTTGATTTATATTTAATGGAATGTTAGGGTAATAAATCTCTAATGCTCTAGTAAATATTTCTTCATCATCTAATGATTCATCATTAAATAATTGCTCAAACTTAATAGAAAAACGGAAGTCTGTATTAATTTTAACTTCCGCTCCATCTATTAAAACATATTCGGGCAATTTCTTTAGTAATATACTCATTCTATTGCCCCTTTCTTACTATGCTTTAGCTGTTACTGTAGCAATACCAGCTTTTTTAGCTTTTAGGCTTGAATCTACTTCAACTATGCAAATTTTATTACCTGTAAGTCCTGTGATATCTGCGGTTCCGTTCCATACCTGATATCCTGAACAATCACCATTCAATGATGGTAATGTTACAGTACTTGCTGTCTTATACATATAGAAATTACCACTTGTTAATGTTGGATCTACTGTAATTTTAGTTGTTCCAGTAGTTGAACCTTCAACTGATGTAACTGTTAATGTTCCAAGAGTCTCTGCATATTCTCCTTCATGGAATTCCTTTTCTTGAATATCGAAATATCCAAAAACAGGATCACCAACACAATTTAAATTACCTGCGCCGGTCATCGTTTCTCCACCTGCACCTTGGCTGTTTGTAACCTCAACAGCAACCTTAAATTTTCTAGCTTTAAAGTATCTAGTTGAACCTGGTAGTGCAGGTAAGAATAACTCTACTCTTACATATTCTCTTTCTGCATCTGATCCAACCGCATGATTTCTTCCTATAAAATATAATTCTTCAACCGCTTCAATTTCTGCAGCTTCATCATCATCTGCATCGTTATACATTAAGTCTAAATCATATGCAAATTTTGTTTTATATCCTTTTACTGTACTTGACTCATTTTTATCTGAAATGTAAGTCTTACTTTCAACCTGAGCGCCAACATCTTCATTAAGAGTATTGAATCCAGTACCCATAAATGCAAATTTTTCTTTAGCCTTAAGTGATAAATAATCAGCTATATCACTTCTTACTATTTTCTTATTCATTTATTCATCATCCTTCTTTCATAAATTTATTTTCTCTTTTTTAAGTATTTAAACCTTAATTCGATTTGATATCTAGCCTTATCCGTGTCTACTTGAAATGCATAGCCAGGGCTTGTAACCTTTATTTCTTCGCTTCTACACTTTCCTTCAAGAGTCGGAAAACTTCCAATCAAGTTTTGTTCTTCAATCCAATTTGCAAAGTCCTCATAAAAATCTGAGTTAGCTAGATTTTGCATAATATCCGAACCATAGGGTTCTCTACTACAAAATATAAATTGAAACTGCCTTGAAGAATCTCCATTTATATAGGTATTAAGAACCGGATCACATGGAATTTCCTCTATAGAATAAACTGTAGAATCTTCGCCCAGATAATTTACATTTAACCTAATTCCGCCATCACTCGATTCATTAAGAAAAGGACATGTTAGAATGAATTTTCTTATACTATCAATTATCATTCAGCACGCCCTCCTATAGAATTTGCTACAGTTTTTAATATTTGATTACCTTGTTGTGGCCACATTCTTTTATCCCACAACTTTCCTCTTAGTCCGCCTTGATTTAATCCTTCTTTACCTTCTCCTTCATTTCCTCTATATTGTTTAGCTGCATATGGAGCATTATATGCTACAAAATCAACTCCTAGCTCAACACTCATATCCTTTAGTCTACCAGTAAGAAAAGGGACATAATTATTCATGGCCTTGGCACATTCCTTAGTAAATAGAATTTGTGCTGAACCATCTTTATTAAGGCCCCTTTTTCTTAGAATTTCCTGTGTATTTATTTCAATTTTAAATCCCATTACTCAGCTTCCACCTCCCAGTGTCTAGATAATGGTTTTGCTGCAGTAACCGTAACTACATCATCATAATTTTTATCAAGATCTGCTATCTTAGTAACCTCAAAATTAATATTACCTTTCACGATTTTATCTCCAAGGCCAAAAGTAAAATAATTAATCCTATCAGCATCAGGCAAATTTTTGAATTGTTTAGGCTGAATATAATTATCTAATTTATCAATTATTATTAGTGTTATATCAGTTACAGTAGCCCCTTTATCTCCAACAGTCTTACCTATAACTAACTTCGTTTTAGAACTCCAATTCACCCCTTCTATAACAGTTCTTTGATATTTATCTAAGCCAGAACTTTTATCAAAATATTTATTGTAAATTGTTATATCTGAATTAGGGAATAAAACCATAAAATCACCCCATTAGTTTTGCATAAGGAGTTGGTAGTAAAGATTCAATTCCTGGAGTTATAGTCCATGCTTCAACTCCACTTTGAAAGCTCATGGATTGGTTACTTTCTGACATTGAAGAAACACCAGCAATTTTAATAGATTTTATCTTACTGGCATTCTCGATTAATTCATCTATAGCTAAGTCATAGTTAGTTACAATGAAATCGTCAGTAAACTTGGAATTATCCACAACATTCAAATATTTCTTTATAGCAAATATTGCTTTCTTTTGGTCAATGCTAAGGTCCATACTATCCCTCCTAAAATAAATGAGGGTAGATATCTACCCCTTTATGTTTTCTTTTATAAATGTAATTAAATCATCCTTATTTAAATTGCTATATCCCTCTAGGTTCTTTTCCTTACATATAGCCTTAAGTTGATCTACAGTCATACTACTATAATCAACTTCTCCATCACTATTTTCACTCTGCTCATTATCTTTTAAGCTTGGATCAGCTATTAATCCATTCTGTATTTGTTCATCTATACAATTTGCCTCATGTATATTGAATATTTCAGGATTATGAATCTCATAGCCGCAATGTTTACACTTCAATATGATCACTCCATTCTCTAATTTTTAATCTTTAGCCAAGCACTCTTGAAGCTAGTTCAGGATAGATACTCTTAACACCATAAAGCATATCTATAGAAATAATGTTCTTTTTAGTATCCATGTTGTATCCCATAGTTACTCTTAAGCTTAATCCATTAGGAGCTGTAGCAACATAAGATTGTGCACCTCCCATTGGTGGTTCCATTGGCCTAGTAGCTAAACATAATGCATTTCTATGAAATGCTAATGATGCAACATGTGATTTACCAAAACTTACTGCTTGTGCTGTGAATGTATCCTTAACTGCAGGATATACATTTACTGTTAATACGCCCGCTACAGCATTTGGAGTGTCTGAAGTAGCAACAAATTGTTGCCCATTTACTGTAAATATATCACCTTTCTTTAATTGAGCAGTAGAACTTGCTGCGGTGCTTGTTAGTGTTACAGTTGATTGTCCAGCTGTTCCAGCACCTTTAACATCAGTTAATGCACTATAAGCACCTGCTATATGAGTTTTGATATTTTGGTCCATATAGTTATCAAATCCCATGATTCTTCCCATTGAGGCTTCCCTTAATGCAGCATTAGTACCTGATGCATCAACTCTAGCTATTGCATCAATTGTAACTAAATTTGCTTGAGCGTATGGATCCCAGACAGCATTTCTATTTTGAGTAGGTACCCTGTTCTTATTTAATACTAACATTGCATTAGATATATCTTTAAGTGCACTTGGAGTTGTTCCACCTACACCACTGTAATATGGAATATCTGCATATAAACCGCATAAATCTTGGTCAACTTTTTCTGCTATCGCTAAAGTTGCACCATCTAAAATTTGAGTTCCGAAGTTTTCAATATTAAGTGATAATTCTTTTGAAGATACTTCAACCGATACGTCGGCAATCTTGTCTAATTTAACAAGAACATTTGATTCACCAACATCTTGAAGATTAATAGTCCCTCCAAACTCATCAGCTATAAATGTTGCTGGTTTTCTCACCTGGATAGTGTCTCCTTGTTGCTTAAATTCGCTAGAATAGTCTGTATGAACTAATCCTGCCATTACAAAATTAGATTGAAGTCTTAATAATGCTTCCCTCGCTATTTGTTGAGATGTTAAAAAAGTATTTGCCATAATTAAATTCACTCCTTAATTTTTATTATTTTTCTTGATGTGCTGCAAACCACTCAGCATCACTCATTTTCGATTCGTCTACTGTTTCTGTATTTTCATTTGGTGGCTTGTACCCAGATTTTAATTTTTCTTCTATTGCTTGAGTTAGACTTTTATTGTAAACCTCATTAAATGTCTCAAAGTTTTTAACTGTTGACTCTTCATCCTCACCTAAGAAATAATCCACAAGGTTTAATGGTATTTTCTTTTCATTTGCTATTTGTATAGCTCTATTTTTAAGATCCTTTCTTGCACTTTCATTTTTCATGTTCTCAAGCTCTTTCTGCAAGTTTTCAAGTGCTAGTTCTTTTTCATCTTTCTTTGGATATCTCTTTAGGATTTCATCATCAATAACCTTTTGTAAATTATTTTTTTGCCAGTTTTTAATTCCATCTGTAACTCTTGTATCGCCATAAGATTGTAAATATTTCTTACCATCTTCATTACTATCCAAAAAGTTTTTAACATCATCTATAGTTAGCCCCTTCTCAAATAATTTAGCGAATGTACCATTTCCTTTTACAACGTCATCTATGTCTGCATCCTCTGATAAGTCTTTTAATAATTCATTTATTTCGTTTTTCTTCATTGTTAAACTCCTTCCCTATCCAGTTTTATTACTAACCCTGTATAGTTAAATCATTATTTTTTTTAGCCTTTTCTCGCCATGCTAAGGGCAAAATAAAAAGCCTTATTTCTAAGACTTTAATCTCCAAATACCCAATCTTCTGCTAACATATCTGCCTGACTTGCTAACCAACCTAATTGAACGCCTGATGTACCAACAAAAGCAATCGCTTTATTACCTATATCTTTATGTTCTGCATTTATCTCTTCTTTTTCTGAGTTTTTGTAGCTTATATTGGTTGCTAGTTCTATATATTGTCCTTTACCACTCCAACCTTTTCTGGCGACTTTAAAACCTCTCTTAAGATATTTAATTGCTTCTCCAAAATTAAAAGTAGCAACACCACCTATTATCGGAGTATTCGTTTCATCTGCTAAAATCCATTCATCTGATAAAACATTAGTTAATGTATATTCAACAACCTCTGTTTCCCTAATGTCTAGAATCTTATCATCTTTGCAACGAATCATTACGGTTTTATTTTCTTCATCCCAGTACCAATAACCACCCCAACTTGGTAGTTTTACTTTCTTACCTTCTTGAATAAGTTTTAAAGCTTCTTGAAATTTCATTATTCAATGCCTCCAATCAAATCTTTTTCAATATCTTCAAATGAATCACCATAAGTAAATCCAATAATCTTAATGCCATTAAAAGTTTTAAGAGTTAAATCTTCATTGTAAGCCTTTTTATAATAAGCAAACTTACTATCAAAATTCTCATTTTCATTCACTATGATTTCAGGTTTTGGAAAACCTTGCATTTGAATTTTTACTCCTACATATTTTGCACCATTATGACTTGCTTCAAAAAAAAACATTTTTCTAAATTACCAATTTTCATTTTTACATTCCTCCTAAAAATTAATAAGCCTTTAACGCAGGACTTAAACGAGATAATTAGATCACCTTAACCTTTCTCATTCTTGATTATATTTGCATGAATAATTAGCAATTTTCAATCCTCCTATTCATAAATTGTATTAAAGCCCCTACATAATGGATGGACTACTCCAGGAGCCTTATCTAAATCGAATGATTTTCCATCTAATGTAGCACATCTAGTACAAGTTTTAGCATCAAGTACCTCATTACGAATGACCTTTCTAACTCCAGTTTCTTTACAGAACTTTCTAAATGCTTCATCTTCACACCTATTAACTTCTGTTTCAACAAGTCTTTTAACTTCATAAGCATTGTTATCGTAGGTATCATGAATTAACTTCTTGATTTGATTTACATTAACCTTACCTTTTAAAAAGTCTTGAGTTTGGCTGTGAAGTAATTCTGCTACGGCCTGTTCATTATTCCAGACTCTAGTAGAAAAGTGCTTTCCCTTATAGTTGTTATCAATAATCTTTTCAACATCTTTATGATTAGAGTTATAACTATAAAATTTATAAGTATTGCTAACAGTATTATTCAAAATATCTGTTGTTGTTTTATTTGTAATAGTACCTTGGCTTTTTGCATATCCAGTAATCAAATTTAGAAACTTATTACTTAGTTTGTCCTGTTCATCCTTATTAAGACTCATTACAGTATCAGCTACTGTAAAAGTAAGCATTATATTCGCTATTTCTTTTAATAAGTTATCTCTATTTTGTTTTTGTTCTTTATAAACTTCCTTTAGTTGATTATTTGCATTATCATAGAGACCTTCAATAAAATTAGCTTCATCATCTTTATTGTAGTTGTCCATACTATTCACCTACAGCTTCATTTAAATCGATTTTTGGCTTATTTAATTCAGATTCTTTCTTTATCTTCTCAATTTCATTTTGAGGATTTTCTATAAATGATAATTGAGCCAAGCCAGTTTCAGTAGATAGCTTGTCTCCTAGTTTTTGAATTATATCCGCGGTACTGGTATCATCCTGAGGAATATTAGGAGTAAACTTAGTCTTAATATCCCTATAATCATAAGTCTTATTTTTTGTTAGATTTAAATATATAAAGAGAAATTTTAATCTACTTTTAATGCAATCAGCTAAAGCTCTTTGATTTAATTTACACTTTTCTTCTAGCGAAATCAATCTAGACCTTAAAGCAACTCCAGAAAGGTTACTTTGCATTTTCTCATTATGATTTATATGCGACGTCAGCTGGTACATCTTATCTTCTTGAGTAGAAAGAGTATTTTGAATAAAACTATCATTTATATTCTTTATCAACCATTCAGCTCTTCCTTTATCAGAATTAACTTGTATAATTCCTAACTCTTTCATTTTGTCAATCTTGTCTTCATCTATACAAAATCCAAAAATACTTAAATATGCATTTCTAAAATCGCTGATTTCATTCGAAATATCACTCAAATTAGTTTCATAAGCATCTTGCAATCCTTTAATATCTTTATAGATTGTGTCATCTTCTTTTTCAATACTTACCTGTGCTATTGAAACAGGCACTTTACCAAATCCATGAAATTCACTTTCACAATCAGTAAAACCATTTTCATAGTGATACACCGAAGAATCATCATAAACGTCAATATAAACATTTGAATCGAATCTTTTATGATATATGCGCATAAAAAAAAGTATGTTCCCGAAATCATCTACGTGAGCATACCCTTCTCTTGGAGTTATTATTTTAGAACTAAATTGTGCTTCATCATCAGTATAGTATAATTCATATGCAAATCCATAAGTAAGCATTCTTTTCATAAGATCACTATCATGTTGTTCACTCCAGTGTTCTAAATAGTAATCTATATCATTCACTATATCTGCATTTCCTGATTTAGAAATATATGTTACATCATTTCCAACTGAATAACTTACCTCTTCCTTAATGAATTTTTTCAGGAAATTCACAGGAGTTTTGCTATTACTTCTTTCAGTAACCATCTTATAATTTTTCATTGCATCTGAATCACCTTTATAATAACTATACATATTATCATAAAGTGGTTTTTTAGCTTTATAATAACTATAAGCCTTTTCAAGTAGCTGTATATCTATACTCAAAATATTACTCTCCTTTCTAGATTCCCAATCTTTTTCTATCTATAAACGTTGCAAATTCAATTACCTCTATATTTTCAATTCTATTATTAAACTCTGCGGTAGCATCGGGAGCATCATCATGAGTTGAAAATTTTTGTCCTCTAAAATCTAGAATTTGATTGGTAAACTCTTCATCTTCTTCAGCAAATATTATCTGCCCTTTATTTATATAAGGAATTAACGTACTTATTTTGTCATCCTTATTCTTTCTTTGAGATTCATTTATAATAGTTATATTCCTGAACTTTAATATCGCATGTTCTTTTATTGCTTTTTCAAATTGATTTGCATCCGCTCCACTAAATGTATTTTTCTCAATGTTAACATGTGTTATCTCTGGATATTCCAAACATAACTCAACCATATGTTTTATATACTCATCAAATTCTTTTCTAGCATTTATTTTGGCTAGTTCAGCTTTTCTAGCATACTTTAAGCCCGTATCGGAAATTGAGCCTACTAGATAAGCTGAGTAGTCATTTTTTCTTCCTCCTGATGATGCTGGATCCACACAAAGCATTGTTTTTTTAAAGTTATGTGTTTCTATAACTTTTCTTGGCTCCGTATTTACAACCTTGAACCACTTTTCACCAATGCTATCAACATCCCCTTGAACTTCTTGCTTAAACGAATTAGGATTTTCAAAATAATCTAGTGCTAACTCTAAACAGTCCCAAAATTCACTCCATAGAGTATCGTACTGCATAAGATATTCATTTTGGTAATAAAATTCTTTAGCATTTTCAAGTCTATCTTGATCCTTAAAATTATTAAGTATATTTTTAAACTCTAGCCATAAACCAGAATTAAAATACGTATCAACATTATCAACCAATATTCCCTTTTCCTTTTTAAATTTCCATGTAGGAGATTTAATTAACCTGGAATAAAAACATTCTTTATGCTGCTGAGTTCCCCACGCCATAAGAACTGTACCTTTTTTAACTATCTTACCATTACGTTTTACTGGTCTTTGTTTTGCAAACTTAACATCATCAGAATATCTTTTCCACTTTTTTTCTCTGGCTTCTTCGGTTCTAACATCATCTTCACTTTGGTAATCATCAAGAATAATAAGATCTGGTCTAACATTCTTATATTTTCTACCTCTCATTGGACTTGTACTTGAAATAGCTTCAACAAAAGTATGGTTTATAAACTCTAATTGAGTTGCATTACATATAAAATTTCTATTTTTATCATCAAGGAGCTTACCAAAAGCATTTTCAATATACTCATTTTCAATCATATTATCCTTGATATCTTTGATAAATTTTTCGGCAGTACTTCCGATATCAGAACAAATAAGTACATAAGTTTTATGTTTATAAGCCACACTCCAACATGTAGGTCCCAAAGTACCAAATGCAGATTTACCAGTACCTCTAGGAAGAACTCGACCCAATTGCTCAGGTCCATTTCCAATAATAGATTCCTGAATATCATGCCACAGTTCTTCATGAACTTCGGCCAAAGGAGCCGCTGCATTATCTTCTTTAGGAAGATATATATCTTGTAAAAAATAGTTACAAAAAAACTCTAAGGATATTTGCCCAAGCTGCCATGCTAATCCATGGAATCCAAACAAATTCTTAGAGTTTTCAATCATTCTATTTTCGGTTAGTTTATCAGCTCTATCGTCTGGAATGCCTATATCAGTATAGGATTTTTTAAGATAGTGATAAAGCAGCCATTTATTTCTTGCTTCATCACTAGGGAAATTCAAATGGTATTAACATGCTTTATCACCCCCTTAATTTATTCAGTTACAAACATTTAGAATAAATTATTTTCTTCCCAAATTGCGTTACTATCTGATTCATCATAAAATGATGTAAGCTCCCTCAATGCACCATGTAAAGCTTCTTCTGTACTATTAAATCCATTTCTAGATGAAATATATGCACTTGCTTGTTTTGAACCATGATAATGATGACTATTAGAATACCAATATTTAAATCCATTTCCTTTAATTAATTCAGATAATTTAATTTTAATCTTTTGTGTGCCAATCCAAACTTCATAAATTTCTAAAACTTTATATGCTTCAGCTACATGTCTTGAATCTTTGAACATTTCATTAATATCCATGTAAATCACTCCTTCCATAAAATACAATATTCTACAGAAAGAGTTATAATCCTTTCTAAATATCATAAATACTGTGCAAAAAAAAGAGCAACGATTAAGCTACTCTTATTTTACCTCTATATTATTTCTAATTAATGACTTCTTTAATTTTTCAATTTTTCTCTCTTGTGCAATAATGCATATACATAGCATAATAGAAACTATTTCTAACAATTACAACACCTCCATAAATGAATTATGGACATTTAATTTTTGTTTTAATCATTTATTATTTAGTTCAACACCATATTTTTCTTTTAATTCAACTTTAGTATCTTTAATTTCTTTTAATAAAGCTTCCATTCTATCATTATTCCTTAATGTTAGTTGCTCAATAGCTTCTAGGTTATCTTTATTTACTGATTCCATTAATTGCTTTTGATAAGTTCCTAACTTAGCATACTCAATTTGCTTTTCTCTAGTTGCCTTATCAGTAACATCAATTAGATATTTCTCATGACATAGTGGACACCTGAAAAATTGGATTCTAATTTCACCAATATGTTTTGATTCTATAGGCAATTTCTTTAAATTTACCTCAGCTTTACATTTTTCGCATTGAACTATATTTCTACTCATTGCTTATCACTCATTTCATTATATTCTTTAACATATCTATAATAAGTCGGTTTGGTTAATCCAAGTAACTTCATGCATTCAGTTGGTTTTATAGATCCATCAAGAACTCTTTTATATTCTTTAGAAAACTTCTCAAAATCTAAAGCTCTTGGCCTTCCATAATCATCCCATTCGCCCCTGGCTTTCTTAGCCGCAATACCTTCTCTTTGTCTTTTCTCTTTTTTCTCCAATTCAGCTTGAGCAAATGAAGCATACATTTCTATAAGCATATTATTTATAGTTTCCATAATCATAGTTGCTATAGAACTATCATTTGGTAACTCAGTCAAGGTTGTTGGAATTTCTAGAACCATTAATCTTATACCTTTATCCTGCATTTTTCTAATTTCAGTTAATATAAGTTGTTTGTTTCTTCCTAACCTATCTAACTCTGTTAATATTAAGGCTATTTTTTCATCTGGATTAACCTTCTTAATTAATTCCATATCTTGAATCATCTTTTCATAACATGGTCTGTTAAAGTTTTTTCCTGTTTGCTGATCTGTGTAAATATCATTAACTAATTCAATTTTTTCTTTTGTTAAAAATTCGTTTATCTCAGATAAACCTCTATCTAAATGTTGTTCTTGAGTTGATGTTCTATGGTATGCAAAATATAACATTATTAACACCTCGACTTTTTAAAAATATTATAGAAATTGTGGAACTAGGTACCGCGGTTTTTGACCCTCTCAGATTTAGAAGGTACCTCCCATAGCATTGGAATATATTTCTATAATATTATTATATTCTTTCAGTCTCATAATGTCAACATATACTTTTGATACCTTTCAAGGTGTTTTTACTGCTTACAAACGGCTTAAATCCATTAATATATTAATAGTCTCATATGGTATACTTTTTGATACTACTTAATAACAGTTAAATTCTTAATGTCATCAATCTCTTTCTTTAAAGTATTAGTATCAGTGTTCTTATTATCTTTATTATCAATTGATTTATCTTCTTTAGCAGTTGCCGGAGCTCCAAGACATTGATCTAGTAAATACTTATTTGCATTGTATTTAACTCTTTGGTCAGTTGAATTATCAGCCATATCGATTAGATTATCCAAACATTTATTAACCCTTCCAGTAATCTTATCTCGTGCTGCTTTTCTTAACTGTCGTCTGCGCTCCTCAAGCTCAGCCCGAACGAACTCTAAATCTTTCCAAACATAAAGGGTACTTCTATGTACACCTATCTGTTTAGCAATATCAGTCATAGTGTTACCTTCAAGCATCATATCAATCATATCACTTTGTTGTTTACTTAAGATATTCATAGTTAGCACCTCCTTGCATAAAAATAGACACCCTGTTTCAGGTGTCTTAATTTATATTCTTTCACTATCTATATTATAGACCTAATTTCTTATATTAGGAAGTAATGTAATATCAACATTATATATATGTTATATTTACATTATATTAATATATTAACGGAACTAACTTATTTATTATCCTTGATTTCATTACAGCTATTGATTCAACTTCAAATCCTAATTCATCAGCTATCTTTTCATGATTAACTTTTTTAAAGTACTTTAGTTCAATCAACGAGCGTTCATAATCTTTTAATTCCCCCATTGCATTATCAATCCTAAGTATTTGATTTTTCATTATTTTAATTTCATTTCGCAAACGTATTATTTTTTCATCTCTTTTGACTATTTCATTTTCTACATTAGAATTAAACTTATTGGTAGGTGAGGTATGTTCTTCATATCCTATGCAGCCTATACCTCTATAGTCATTCTCTAATTCTTCAAGATCTATCTTCCTATTTTCAATTCTTATTTTATTACTTGTATAATGATATAGCATTCCTTCAACTTTTTTATATAAATTTTCATCATTTTTACTTGTCATCTCTTTTTCATTTTTCATTAGTTATTCACCTCTAATCATTGGTATTACTAGGTTTGATAGTATTTTATTATTATCTCACTAAGGCCTTAGATGTTTCATATTATAAAAATGTATCTAAGGTACACTTAACTCGTTGATATATCTAGCTTTATCGCTATTTGGAATTGGTAAAAAAGGCCTTAGATATATATATATTTATTTATATATATAATATACTTTTTTTCAAAAGTAGTAATTTTAAATAAAAGAATTTGAAATCATCTAAGGTATCTAAGGCACATACTATTGTAACTGTTGCTATTGCTTGGATTAGGTCGGTCTTAGATGTGTCCTTAGATAGTACTTAGATGGACTTAGATTCTAGTAATTATCTTTCTAATTCGTTCAACTTCACCTTTTGGCAATTCATGAATTAAAAGATCAGTAGCAAATGTATTTAAAATTGATTTTATAACTTCAACTCTCTTTTCAATAGGGTAATTATTTACAATGTGATACATTAAACCTGTTCCAATCTCATGAGGTTCTTCATATTTTTTTAATTCTTCAAGTAATTTATCATAGTTCATTTACTATCATCCTCTCTTATAAATATGTATGGCTTTTTACCATCAATTTTAACTTGTTTTGTTTTATAACCATGCTTGCAAATTTCTCTGCTAAAAGCTATTCTTGATAAATGTTTTAAACCATTGTCGCTACAATATGTTTGGTATTGCAAATAAACATCCTTTGTTAATTCATTTTCAATTTTACCTTCTTCTAAAAATCCTATTATTGGATTGTTACGTTTTTCATAGTCATTCCAAGCTTCGTCAACTGACTTAACATAAGTAAATGACCTATTATACAATATTCTATCTAATCCTTCTAATGCTAGCTTGAGTAAATATTCCAATGATTCATTTGATAATAACTTGTCTATAATAAATGGATCATAATCTTCATCTGATTTACTGAACTTAGCATTAAAAGGAATAAATATAATTCTCCGCTTTAATCCATCTGATAGATCATTAATTCTTGGTATCTCATTACATGAGAAAATCAATTTACTATAATTATTAAAATCAAATGGATCCTTACCTTTTCTTTCAACATTAACTGTTTCTCCAGTAACTAATTTTTTGAATGTGCTATTATCATCAATATACCCATTACTAATATCATCACCAATATTGACAAGCTTACCTTCAAGTTGAAATGTACGGAAACGATCATTTAATTCATTAAGCGCAACACTTGAAAGATTTTCTTTACCAATTAATTTTTTTATTATATCAAGTAAAGTCGATTTCCCATTGGACCCGTGACCAGTAAGAATAAAACATTTTCCCAATTCATTTCTTCTAAATAATGTATATCCTATCATTTCCTCTATCAAAAAGCGTAAGGATCTATCATTGCAGCATATTTTATTTAATGTCTTGTCCATAATTTCTGAATAAGCTGCTGGATTATAATTAACTGGTATTTTATTTTTGATTTTGTAGTCAGGGCTAAACTCACTTAATATTTTGTTTTCTAAATTTAACACTCCATTCTTTAGTGATAATAGTTTTGGAGATTCCATTTCAACTTCCTCAGCTCTTAACTCTAGATATCTCATAACTTCGCTTCTTGGAGTTCTAGTCGAATTTACAATATATTGAAGCATATTTCTTTCAATTTCATCAGTATTACTTGTATAATAACCATTATTGTAAACATGAAGTGTATCATTGATTTTGACTACATGATGTTCTCTTATAAGATAAATAGCAAGTTTTTCATACTGAAGTTTACCTTTAAGATAGAATGACTCTTTAAGAAATGCCTTATCTCTTAAGATAACTTCAAGTTCCTTATCTGACACTGGATCTTTTATTATAAATTGATTTATTACTTTAATTACTTCTCTTATCTCATCTTTAGTAAGTGACTGCTGCTGTAAGGTTAAGATGTAAGCAAATAAAGTATCATTTCTTCCATCGCCTTCTTGAAGCTTACTGAAATCAGTGGTGAATTTCTTTGATAACGGCGTTAACCAAACTGGAAGTTTGTCCATTTTATCAGATTTGCGTATTACTTTACGAATTTCACCATTTAATTTTATTGGTGTTACTACATTAGGGTGTGGGTATTTAGTTTCAGTCTTAATTCCTAAAGGTGTGTAATAATGCTGCTTGTTACTCTTGATATTAGTGTTTGTAAAGTGAAAATGCATACCGTTGGATGTTTGAATAATTATACAATTGGTATTCAATTTATCAATTATATTTTTGACTCTTTTAGCTTTATCCATATCATCAATATCTACCATAATAGTTCCTGGCGCTAATGTAGCTCCATAATCATTTAAAGTTGATATTTCTTCATATGTTTTTGCGTATTCTTCAGTTACTTCCTTAACATTTGGTTTTTTTGTTCCAGTAATTAAAGGATAATACTTATCAAATATTAAGTTGTAAACTTGCTTATCATTAGTTCTCATTAATTTCCTCCTTTGTTATTATTCTTTAATTACTATTTTACCACTTTTAAATATAGTTATATTCTGTCACCTAGGTCTATTTTTAACTTTTTCTAAGTGTTTTGAATATTGATTCATTACTTCTTCAGCTGATATTCCTACTATTGCTAATAATCCCAATGCTGATTGAAGAACATCAAAATATTCTTCTATTGCATGATCTTTAGATTTTTGAGTATTAAAAACTATATAATCCGCAGTTGCTTCTTCAAATTCTTCAAGTTCTTCACGTATTTTTCTACATTGTCTTGGACCATCCCAACCTGTTAAATCTATATTTTTTAACTGTATAAATTCGTATTGTTTTTTCACTATATTTTCACCCTCTTTCCACTTAAAATTTTAGAATTGTGTAGTACTAGCCTACTTCATTTAAGTTATTTTCCTTACATAGTTCTGGTAAATTTGCTTCAACTAATGCTTTTGCAAATGGTGGTGGTACTGCATTCCCACATCTAGCAACTTGTTTAGTCTTTGGATATGATTTCCCGGTGTAATCTTTATCTATGATATATTCCTCTGGAAAACCCTGAGCAGCAAATAGTTCATGAGGCTCTAACATTCTCAATCCTATGTCTGTTATCTCATAATCTTTTCCATGAACCATAACTAATCCTAATTTGTCACGACTAGTTATAGTGTGTAATGGTTCATTTATCTTTTGACCAACACTGCAGCTATAATATTCTGTTAAAAATGCCTTAACTTCTTCTTTATGATTTTTATTTTTATCTATGCAGGCACTCACTAACCCATATCTAGGAGAGCTATCTAATGTCATTATAGGCTCATCTAACTTTTGCCCTCTTACTCCACTTTTAGTTGTTTCTGTATGATATTGAATAAGAGTTGGTGCTATTAAACAAGCTTCTGCTTTTGAAACTATTGTATTTAGTGGATCATGTATACTTCTTGACCTATCTGTAGTAAATCCAGTTTGACCAATACTTACAATGAAAGGCTCTGGATTATTAAACACAAACTTTTCTAATCCTTTAGCAATTCTCTTAAGTGTGTTAGCAGCTAATGGCTTTTTTCTCTCAAAAATTGAGTTGCATGGTATTGACCAATCAATAATATCAGCTGCAGTTTTCCATGGTTTTAATTGTCCTGCTTGTACCTCTAAACTATTTGGATCTCCATGAGTAGGTTCTGGCCATTTTATTTTCACTCCATCACTCCTGGCAATTAAAAAGAATCTCTTTCTAATCGTTGGTGCTCCATAGTCACACGCCCTCAATTCTCTATGTTCAATCTTATAGCCTAGTGATTCCAATTGATTTTTCCATTTATTGAATGTCTCACCTTTTCGGCTTTTTATTGGTCTACCTTTCTTTAATGGCCCCCAGGTTTGAAACTCTTCAACGTTCTCTAAAATGATAACTCTTGGCTTTACAGTTCCTGCCCACTTAAGAACTATCCATGCAAGCCCTCTTATTTTCTTATCTCTAGGTTTACCACCTTTGGCCTTGCTAAAATGCTTACAATCCGGACTAAACCAAGCAAGTCCTACAGGTTTTCCTTCTGTCGCTTCTTTAGGATCTACATCCCAAACATTTTCACAATAATGCTTACTTGTTGGATGGTTAGCTTTGTGCATTGCTATTGCAGCTGGGTCATGATTAATTGCTATATCAACACTTCTTCCAGTGGCTAATTCAATACCTGTGCTAGCTCCACCGCCTCCGGCAAAATTATCAACTATTAATTCTTTCATATTTTCCCTCCACGTCTGGAGGTATGCGCATACTTCTTATCTAGAATTACTCCAATTTTTATTTTAGTATTTGTAAATGTCCTTCAATTCCCAGTACTCTTGAACTGTTTACTTTGATACAATTATGTTTGACAACTTAATAAGTTTACGGAGGTAACTAATGGACAAGAAGATTTTTAAAAGAGCTGCGGCTTTAATCTTAGCAACAATAATCGTTGCTGAAACCGTACTAATCTTCTTCATCTAATGTATGAAGACTTATAGTGAAAGCTATAAGTATGTGAAATTAGATAAATTAAAAACAATGTTATGCATTAGATATCCATGAAGTTACCTTTATTAATAAGTAAAATCTACAGATTTAGCACTATTAATGTGCAAATCTATATCCTTCTTTTACATCATCATTCTTCTCATTAAACCAAAGTTCTGTTTTATGCTCGCCACCTTCATCTGCATAGCTAACTTTATAAATGTGATGTTCTTTATCTTCTTCACCAGGATCTAACTTCCAACATTCGGAACTCTTTTTAACTTCATAACTTAAAACTTCTTTTACATATCCATCTATTAAATTCATATCCTTTCGCTCCTTTAAAAATTAAATCCAATCTGCTCAATTCCATTTCCAACGAAATCTTCAATTCTCTTTTTAGCAACATCGATATACCAATCTTTATCTAATCTTCTTGGTATTCTCTTTCCATTAACATCTCCATTTTCAATAAAACATCTTTCAGGAGTTCCAGCTACTTTTTCAGGTTTAGTAGCTTTGACTTTATAAATTCCTGGATCACTCATATGCTTACTTGCAAATACTCTAGATATTTTTTCATTTATAACTTCTCTTCCGTGTAGTAATCCTTTATATTTACCACTTGCTTTTATAACTTTTTGAAATTGTATTAATTCATTACAGCTATTAATTGTTTCCTCTACTGGTACACCTTTAATAAAATAATCCATTAATGCTTTATTTACTATTGGTAGGTCGTTGTCAAGCTTACTTAAAGATTTTACATAAGCACCTTTAGATTTAATCTTATCTCCTTCTTTAACGACTATATAATTGTTAACGTCTTTTTGTATTACCTTTGTTATAATGTCATGATCTAGAGTCATTTTAGTACGTTCTTGCCACTCTTTACATATCTCCTTGTAAATCTCTATATCATCTTCACAATTAAGTTTAAACATCACACCATCTGTATTACTTTGGATAAGCTTGAAGTCCGTACGTGCTTCTATATGCTCTATTAAATCTAGTAATAATAACTGACCATTAATACATACATTGTTAGCTTGAAGTGGATCATATAAATTGTTGTATTGGTCCTTTGACGCTCCGTAAGTTGAATTAAGAACAATTTTATATGGCTGCTGTTCTTTCTTTAATCCTTGATGTTTTAAATCCATTCTAATGTCATAAACTTCTTTAAATTTTTCGGGATGTCGTACATTCCTAGATAGAAACTTATACTCAATCATGAGACTTGGATAAAAACTACCTACATCTGAGTTAATAAATATTCCTTCTCCTTGATATTTAGGTATAGCTCCATGTAGGCCTCCCCAACCAAATGTATGTGGTACTCCCATAATATTTAAATCTAATTTTTTACTGTAATTTAAATTTAATGGATTCTCATACCATTCTCTTATGAATTTATATTTATCAAGTCTTAAAGTATCAACTATTGTCATATCAAATTCATCATCATAACTTTTTCTATCAGCTTCAAGTATAATTGCACTTAACTGCGCCTTAGTCTTATTAATATATTTAAGTGGTAATTTAAAAGTCTTAATTAAATTCATATGACTTTCATATTCTTCTTTTCTATTCATAAATACATGCATTGTTTGTTCAACATCATGATTACAGTAAAAAAACACTTCTTCGATTTCTTCCGGAGTTAATTTATGGTCTGTATTAAAATCAACTGTAGTTTCTCTAATATCGTTTCCCATAAATCCCTCAAGCTCTTTTAAACCTCTAAATTTATCAGTCATAATATCGTAATTATAAAGCTGTATGGTATTAAAAGCTTTTGAGAAACTCCAACCACCTTGATTAAATTTTATTATGTGATCATTTATTTTTTGTGGACTTAATCCTAAAAGGATACCTTTTAAAATATATTGGTCATAACTCCTTGAATTAAATCCTATCCAAATATTATTTTTGTTCTCTCCATACACTCGTTGGAGCTCTTCTGAATTATTTATTATTTTATGTGTAGTTCTTGTATCCGTATCCTTGATTACTACTAACCAATCATATGGAAATACTTCAAAATCGTAGAATAACATTTAAATCACTTCCCCATTGCCTTTAACATATTTTCAGCATATCCAAACTGCTGCTTTATATATGAATCACTATTTTTTCCACCTGATGCTAACCAATCTGAAATTCTTTTATCAATATCAGCTACTACAACTGCTGGTAAAAACTTCGCAATTTTATTTAAATCATTGATATTATTAATTTTCATGCAAATCACCTAACCTTTGAAACTATATCTACAATTAGTGCACTTATCAGTTCCATCAAATTCATATATGCACTGTTCTTCAAATTCTTTATAAATATCACATTTTGAACCATCCCGGCTGCAATCTTTACAACAGTTATCAAATATTAATTCAACTAATTTATAATATTCTTTATTATCATCATATTTAGCTAAATACTCAGCAACTTTTTTCTTAAAGTTAATTTCCTTATCTCCATAAATATCTAAAGTCATTTTTGAACCTTTGGCACTTCTTTTAAATGTTTTGACTGCTGTCTCATTAATTCTATTCAATACACTTTCAATAGCTTTCATTCCCCAAGTAGCAGACTTTTTTAAATGTGATATTTCTTCTTTACTTAGTGCATTACCTTCTAGACAACGCTCTATATCCGAAGATAAATGGACTATTCTTATTAAATTCTCCCTTTCTGTAGTATTTAAATAATCTTTCATTATAAAGTCTCCTTTGTATTAAACGAGGGAGACTTTAGCATCTCCCTCAGTTGTTTTATTTTTCAAATACGTCTACTATTTCATAAGTACTAAAGTCTTTGTTTTTACTATTTGCTTGATAATCTAAAGCGTATTCTAAATTTCCGTTTATTGCTTCATAAACATCTAGTAACATTTCATGATATTGTTTAAAGTTAACAAATTCAACATCAATTCCTGAATCCAAACTTCTTAAGAATTCATTAGCATTGTGTAGTCCAAAGCCAGTGCTTAATACTTGATTATAGAAAATTAACGAACCCTTGAATTCTCCTGCTAAAATCTTAAACCAAATGCTTAACATCGGTTTATCATTTTTTGATTTTTTTAATTCCATTTTGTTAACTTCAACTTCATACTTACCATGTGGTATTTCTTTAAAATCTCCACCATTATCAGCTGCTTCCTTTGCATCAGCTTTTAAACCTTCAACATCAATCTTTTCATCAAACTCATCCCAAATTTCTTTTGCCATTTTTATATCATCCTTTGTTTATATATTTGAGGGATTATGGCTCCCTCATAAGCCTTATTTAACTTTTATTCTCTTCTTGATCTTCTTCTACGAGGTTTTTCTTCACTTGAAGGTTTGTCCTCATTAATTGGTTCTACATCTTTAGTTTCAATTGGTGTTTCATCAACTCCAACATTTTCAGCTTCAACTTTTTCTGCATCATCAGTTTTACGTCTTCTCCTTGATGTAACTTCTTCTTTAACTTCGTCACTAGGTTCAGGTTGAATTGAAGTAATATCTTCTTTATTTTCACCAACTTCTTCAGCTTTTCTACTTTTTCTACCTGCAGCTTTGTCATCTTGCTTTGGAGTTTCATTCATTTTATTAATTACATGACCAACTGTTTTTTGTGCATCTAACAAGGCTTTTTTAAATGAATCCATGTTTAATTCACACTTCTTTTCAGCGAAATTGAATCTACCTCCACCAAATGAGTTTTCATCTTTAGCTAATTGAATGTATCTATTATCACCATTAACATATGCTCTTACTGTTAAATCAACTGTACCTGCTAATACATTAGCAATCTTAGCTCCAATATTAGGTGCATAAGTCGTATACTTAGTACCACTCTTTAATGTAACCTCCGTTGCAACTTCTTTTGAAATATATATAATTTGATATCCTAAAGCCTTTAATCTTTTAATGTTACTTAAAAATTCAGTTTTTATCATGTCCCATCCTTTTCCGTAACCACCATCAGATTCATGTTCCCATCCATGCTTATCATACATATAAAGCCTGCAGTGCTCATATAAATCTTCTACTAAATCAAGCGCTACTCTTTTAAATGAGTTTTCTTTTTTCTCTAACTCTGTAATAACATCTTTAAATACTTCCCATGCAAATTTTCTGTTAGTTATTCTACCAGTTACGGTTACTTCATCTGCTATTGGAATAACTGGTGAAGTTGTGTTGTCAGTGTTACCATCAGTATTTAGGAACAATAAGTCTTCATATTGATCTATTAATGTTGACTTTCCTACATAGCTTTGAGCATATATCCATAAGTCAGGATTCTCATCAATTTGTCTTTCTCTTCTTTCATTCTTTGGTAATATCATACTATTGTCCTCCTCAAGACATAATTTTTTATAGTCACACCAATCACATAATCGTGTTGGATTTTTTTTGTATTCCTTATCTTCATTAATTTTTATAATGTCATCCATGAATTCTATTACTTTAGTGGCATCATACTTGACTTCTGCTATTTTGATTTTTGATGTTTTTAGTTCTTCTTGTATCCTACTCCTAAATTTATATAAACCTTCAGTTTGTTTCTGCTTAATGCTTACCTTGGGAATAAATATGAATCCTAACTTTCTAACTTTGAATCCTATTTGCTCTAAGAAGTATTTATAAATATGAAGTTGTGGTGAATTAATATATTTCTCATAATTGTTGCTATATTTATAATCAAATACGTCAACTGTTCCATCTTCATTTTTTGTTATTAAATCTACTATTCCAACAAATCTTGAAGTATTAATTTTAAATTCCTTCTTATATACATTTACACCAACTAGCAACTCATGAATTTTAGGTATCAAATATTCAAATTTCATAATTTCTTCAATATGTCTGTCTGTAAAAATGTAATAATTAGATTTATAAAATTCCAATGCCGCTTTTAAATCTTTTTCAGCTCCTAAGTGAATTGTATTACCACATATCAAAGCATTGTCTGCTGAGTAATCTGGAATAGTTTTTAACTTTTCAATATATCTCAGTTTGTACTTATAAGGACAAGATGAGTGGCATTCTACTTTGGAATGTGAGTATTGCATTTAATCACCCTTCCACGTTAAAGTTAAATTCTAAACATTTCCTACTTGCTAAGTAATCACACAAATGTACAAACTTTTGCATTTCATTTTCAGGCTTTGGAAGTATTTCCTCTTTTGTCTTATAATCAGTATTCCATTCTCCCATATGTGATTTAATACATTCGGTAACTTGAAACCATAAATCACATTCCATTATTTCAATAACTTCATCTGGAAGAGTTTCTTCTGGAACATCAAAATATCTGTCTTCTAAGTATTTAACAACTTCTAATGGATGTGTACTTGTTGTATAAGAATTTCCCTCAGTTCCGTGTTTAACACCATCGTGAAGTATTAGAGATACCCTAATAATGTCTTTTTCATTTTCAGTGAAATTTTGTATTGTATGACAATTGAATAGCTCATTTGCAATTCTTATAGCTGCTTGAGTGTGTCTAATTAATCCACCTTCACCTAATGCATAACTAGGATGATATTTACCTGTTGAACTTGCTGCAACATGATAGAAATATTCTGGTAATTGTTCCAATGACCATTCTGTAAAAACTCTTAATGCTTCATAATTTATAGTGCTTAACTCAGCCTTAAAGTCATACTTTGGTTTCTCATAGTTAATATCAACGTTCTTATCAATATCTAACTTATCTCCAAATATTTTTATTAAGTTTTTAATCTCCCATAGTGGAACTTCCCAAGCTTTTGTATCACTCAGATATTTTCTAGCTGTTAAAGTCTTTATTTTAGATACAATATCGGGATCATAATCAAATGATACATTTAGAACATCTTTAATTTTTTTAACCTTAATCATTAGATATACCCCCTAACATTTAGGAAATGAACACTAATATCTTTTTGTAAATCTCTAATATTAATTTGTTTGATTTTACCTTTATTAACTCCTTCAACTGTAGTTTCAACCTCTTCTTTAATTAATCCAACTCTTTGGAAATCAACAAAATTACATTTTCCTTTTTCTCCTGAATATTCGTTGATATTTTGTTTTTCCAATAAATCAACCAATTCTCCTTTATAACTGTCCAATTCTTCTTGATACATTTTAACTTTCTCTTTGTTATCTAATATTTTGTCAATTAACTCATCAGCTTCTTCTTGCCATTTTTCTTTTGTCATTTGCGCTTCCTCCCTTTATAATCTTTAGTTTTCATTACATTTGATATTGCATGTTTATCAGCACAATTTAAGCACTCATTTTCAGCATATCTCTTAGCATACTTATCATTAATTACCTTTTGCATAAATTCAGCTTTAGTTAGCTTTTGCACAACTCCATCAGCTCCTTTTTGAGCTTTTCAAAGTCTTTAGGATAAACTATATATCCATATCCTTTCGCCCTTTGTATGAGCTTAATATTACGTTTTTGTAACTCACTCGCGTGTCCATTTTCAGCTTTAACTTCTATTCCAACGAAATATCCATTAACACAAGCTACAATATCTGGAATACCTGATTTACTATACGGACCCGCCCAATATTTAAAGAACCATGTGTTAGGTAGTGCTGATAAGAATTTTTTTATTTCATTCTCAAATATCTTTTCAGCTGCCATTATTCTTCATCCTCCACTGGCATAAAACCATCTTCTAATGGTGAAGTAAATTCAACTATCATTCCTTCTTCTGAATTATTAACCTCAAATACATACCCTGTTTCCATAACTTATTTCCTCCTAAGAATTATTTTGCTGATGATATTGTTAAAAAATATATATTACTCAAATTATCAACTTCTGCTATTGTAAATATGTGCTTTTTCAGTTCTAACTTTCTCTAAAAATATGGTAACTTTATTTCAATTTAATTCTGATGCTAGATTTAACATTTGATGTCTTACTATACTTGCTAAATACGTCTGGTAACTCTTCTTTAAGTCTCTTACTATCAACTGAAGTTCTTGCTGTTGGTTCAGTATAAGTAATTGTCATAATTTCGTTATCCCATTTCTTAACTCCATGAGTTTCCATAGCTTGAAGCAAGTCTTCTTTTAACTTTTTCTGTTGTTCCTCAATATTCTTAGCTTGTATCTCTAACTCACCTAAAGTTTTAATTATTGGTAATGTTTCTTTAGGTAGTGTTGGAACTGCTGCTTTGAATGTAACACCTGTTAAAGGTTTGTCCCAACATTTATCACACTGTATTAAATTACATTTTTCATCTGATAGTCCGTTCTTAAGCCCTAAATCATGAGGGCACAATTCATTTTCCTCAGTAAACTTATCAAATTCACCTCTAGTCATTTCCTTTGAGTATTCTTCTACTGTTTTCAATTTCATAAATTTTTCTCCTTTGTATATGAATTATAGATTTTTTTTATAAATTAGCTAAGTTTTTTCACTGGTAAAACTAAATCAATTTTTTCTTCATCATTTGTTACTACCATTGGACTTATTGCGTTATTTAATTCAAATATCACATCATCTTCATAATGCTTTAATGAATCTATTAAATATTTGATGTTAAAGCTAATTTCAAACCCTTCACCTTTTACATCTGCTGATATTTTATCTTCAATTTCCATTTCTTCATTCTTAGCTCTTATAGCAATATGATCATCTTTTATATCAAAAGTTACTAACTTTATATCTTTATAGGATTTAAGTAACTCAAGTAACTCTTTTGAATCTGTTATGACTTCTAATTTATGCTCATTAGGTAATAAACTATTGTATCTAATATAACTACCTTCAATCTGTCTAATAGAAATTTGAATATCTTCAATTTCTAAAGTTATAAAATTATCTTTTATATAAAAGTTGAGGTCTTCCTTAGATTTAATTTTCTTATAAATATTGATTAATTCTGATGGAATAATAATATTAAAATCATTCAATTCTGTTTTAATATCATGTTTTCTCATAGCTAGTCTGAATCCATCAAGAGATACGAAGTTATCTTGATCTATAAATACACTTTTAAGAATTGGTCTGGTTTCATCCTGTGCTACTGCATACTCAATATCTAATGCTTTTTCAAACTCATTGTTTGGAATTCTTAAGAATTTTTCACCTATATCCATAGGTACTAAAGTTTCAAAGTTTTCTTTAAATTTAATGATTCTAGTTCCACATTTAATAGTGTTTTTATCAATAGTTATTGGTCCATTCTTAGACATATTATTTAGTACGCTTCTACTAATAATAGTTTGTCCTGGTTTAACTATCTCTCCATCAGCTATGATCATTACTCTATTTCCTGAAAGTTCTTTTGGTTCGGTTTCTGCGATAAGATATATTTTATCTTTTGCAACTACGGAAACATCACTCTTAGTTAGTTTTAATAGTTGCTGCAGTGCTTCACAGGTTGTATTAATTATCATTTGTTAATCCTCCACTTCTTCAAATAATTTGTTTGTAAAATCTCTACGTTGTCCTAAAACTTCATATATCTTTTCTTCAATAGTTCCAGATGTAACTAAGTAGTAATAAAAACATGTTTTATCTTGACCTAACCTGTGGGTTCTCTTTTTACTCTGTTCAAATAGCTCCGAACTCAAAGGTAAACTAAAATATATGATTTTATTTGATTTCTGTAAATTAAGCCCCATAGCTCCAGCTTGATATTGAATTAATGTTACTGAATTATTTTTTAAATCATAATTCTTCAGGTTCTTATCTTTACCATTTACAACTGATACTAGTTTATCTAGTTTTTTGCACAATTTTTTAATTTCCTCTAGTTCCCCAGTAAAGTTATAAAATATGATTAATCTGTCTTCAGTTGATTCCAATAAGTCTTGTAATTTATCATATTTATTTTTGTTATACATAGCTGCTAATTGTCTTTGATATAGCATATTAGTTAATGTTGTATCTCCAACCAATTCAACTCTTGGAGTTATATCTTTACCATAATAATCACTATCATCTTTAAACTGGTTTAGATTTAGAGTATCTAGCGTTATAAGCCTATCTGTCTTAAACTTCTTATACTCTCTAGTTGAATCTATTTTTATAACATTATCGATTTGCTTCGGAAGATCTAGAACTTCTTCTGTTTTCATAAATATAGCTCCATAATCTCTAAGCTTAGTTTTAAGTCTTTCAATGTTTTTATATCCAGTGACTATTGGTATTTTGAATCCATTGACCTCCATATTCTTAGTAACCATGTAGGTGTCCCAAAAAGCTTTTTTAGATATTTTCCAGCCTAATAATTTACATTGACTATATAACTCTTCATATTTTCCTCCAGTTGGAGTTCCTGAAAGTAGTATTACATTAGATGGTTTTAACTTAAGTATGAATTTAGTTCTATTAGATTTTTCATTCTTAATGCAGCTAGATTCATCTAACATTAAAGTAAAATTTTCTAATTCTAATAACTCTGGTCTACGCCATACTAAGTCATAATTTATAATCAAAATTGAATTATCTGGTATATTTTTTCTTGACTTTGAATAAATAATAGTGTTATATTGTGGATAGAATTTTTTAAAATGCTCACACCAATCTTGTATTTTTGATTTTTGGCAGATTATCAAATTATAATTAGTGTTGAGCTCTTTTAGTTTCTCAGACCCTACAAATGTTTTTCCAAGTCCCATATCTAAGTAAAATGCACATCTGTTAAAATCTTTAGTGGCAGCTAATGATCTTTCCTGATGTGGCAATAATTTAATTTCTATTATTCTCACATCCTTTCATATTAAATTTTCTTTAAGGCTACAACCTTGCAAATTTGAACAATTTCAGTATATTTTCCAGGACTTGTCCTCTTTCCAAATCTTACTCTATTAAATTTAATATCTTGGTCAGCCATAGATAAAATTCGCTTAAAGTTAATTTCACCTACTTCTGATTTGAGTGTCTTTAAAAATTTAAATACCATTTATTTTTCCTCCTCAAATTTATTTTTTTAGTTCTATTTACTCTTAGCTGAAAATTACAAGGCTGTAATTGCTTTGAGCCGTGGATGTGATAGATAAGATTGGTTCTTATAATTAAATTTCCGAATTAACTATTTGTAAGTTATGTCTCGTAATTTCATAAGGCTTTTTTCAGCCTATTTATCTTTATGGTTTATTCTCTTCTTTATCATTTTCATTCTTAGGAAATATTCTTTCATCATTCTTGTACTCATCATAAAGCCTTAGCATTATCTCAGTAACAAACTTAGTAGTTTTCCTATTTACTTCACAGTGAATGTTATAATGCATTTCTAGTCACTCCTAAAATAAATCCTATTTATCTTATGTTTGTCCCATTGATTTGGTTACTCAAAAAATAATTCTGGAACTGAACTATCTAATGCTCTTGCTATTTTATTCATTGTTTCTTTACTTGGATTAGTCTTTTGCTCATTCTCTAAATTTGATATATACGTTGCCGATAATCCTGTTTTCTCAGCTACATCATATACGCTCATTTCTAATTCTTTTCGCTTTATCTTTAGCTTGTTTCCCATTTAATCATCCCCTTTCGTATTCTATGAGCATATAATATCATGTTCTGATAGAATACAGCAACTTATTATATGCTCATAGAATACGGTTAGAGCAAAATACCATATTCTAGCAGAATATATCTTTTATTTTCGCCAAATTACTATTGACTTTATATTCTGATAGCATATAATATATTCTATAAGAATACATTTTGTATGTTGTGGGAATACTTAGTATTGAAAGGAAGTGATTTCATGTTCGGTGAGAACATAAAAAGAATACGAGAATCAAAAAACATAGGGGTAAATGAATTATCCAGATTGAGTGGTGTAAATGCCAGTTACATAAGCGCTTTAGAAAGAGATGAAAAGAAGAATCCCTCAGTTATGACTTTAAATAAATTAGCTAACGCTCTTGATGTTGCAGTAGATGATATTATGAAAAGTGAAACTATTACATATGATGAATTGTCAGACTTAGATAAAAAATATCCAAATATTAAAGAAGAATCTAGTCTATATGAAACTGGAGAATTTAAAACAGCTGAGGCTGCTATGCAATTTATTCTTAAACAACCAGCCATAATGGGCTTTGGTGGATTTGATGCAAATAAACTATCTGAAACAGAAATTGTCCAATTTGCAAATGAATTATTAAATCAACTACAACTGTTAGGACTTAAATATAAGAAATAGGGTGATTCTATGTATTCTTGGATTGATAACATAATTTTAGGAATCAAGGATAATGATAATTATGAGAATGTTTATGAGTTATATGATTATTTAGAAATAGAAATAGTTAAGTTAGTATCTTCAAATATTCTCTTGAGGGGTAATGATAGCTTTTATTATCGTGATCTTAATGATAAAGAAATTGTTTTTATTAGAAATGATTTAAACAATATTATGGAGAAGTTTATTTTACTTCATGAATTAGCGCATGCTATCCTGCACACGCATATTTATGAAGCTGCATTTAATAAAGATTTTATTAACAAAGATAAAATAGAAAAACAGGCCAATTATTTTGCTTTTAAAATGTTAAATATAAATTTTGATAAAGTTGAATTAGAAGGTATGACTATTGAACAAATTTCTACTTATATAGGCATTCCTTATAATCTACTGTCTAAATTGCTTATTTAAGATAAGGAGGAATATTGTGAAAAGAATTGCAATATATTCACGTAAGTCAAAAGAAACGGATAAAGGTGAGTCTATTAAAAACCAAATTCAAATGTGTAAAGATTATTTCTCACGTTATGATGAAGAATGCACATATGAAGTGTTTCAAGATGAAGGTTTTTCTGGTAAAAATATTGATAGACCTTCTTTTCAAAGAATGATGATGCTAGCTAAACGAAATGAATTTGATATTGTGGCCTGTTATAGAGTTGATCGTATATCTAGAAATATTGTTGATTTTATGAATACGTTCGATATTCTTGAAAAGCACAACGTATCTCTTGTAAGTATTAGTGAAGGATTTGATCCTAGCACTCCAGGTGGTAAGATGATGCTTATAATGCTTGGTGGTTTTGCTGAAATGGAAAGAATGAATATCGCTCAACGTGTTAAAGATAATATGCAATCCCTTGCTCAACTTGGAAGGTGGTCAGGTGGGACTCCTCCTACTGGATATAGATCTGTTCAACTCGAAGATGGTAATAAACTTGAGGTTTACTTAGAGCTAATTCCTGAATGGAAAGAAAAAATACAACTTGCTTTTGAAAGTTTATCTCAAGGATATAGTATTCGCCAAAGTGCTTTATTATTAAATATGCCGGTTAAAACTGTAGCTAATATTATAAACAATCCAACATATTGTCAAAGCGATGAATTAAGTGCAGCTTACTTGAAATCATTAGGATATGAAGTGTATGGTGAGTTAAATGGTAATGGTTATATTCCATATAATCGCAGACCAAGGACAAAAAGTGGTAAAAAATTATATAATGCCGATGGAATGTTTGTCTCTGTTTCAAAACATGAAGCAATTGTCCCATCTAATCTTTGGATATCTGCTAATGAAGAAATAAAAAAACGTGGAAGTGAAGCTAGGCCTAGAATCTCTCAAAATAGTTTTCTAGCGCATCTTGTTAAATGTTCATGTGGTAGTGGAATGTATTTAGAACCAGGTAGAACAAGAAGAGATGGAACTAGAACTTATTATTTTAGGTGTTCTAGGCAAAAATATGATAAATCTTCATGCGATTCTGGATGGATAAATGCGGCTTACTTAGAGGAAGATGTTTTAGAAAAATTAAAAGAATTGTCAACAGATAAAGCTTCACTTGAAAATTATTTAAATAAAAAGCCGAATAACAACGTATCAAAAAAAATAAAAGATTTAAAAAAATTAATCTCAAAAAACAATTCTATTTTGAGTAAATTAACAGAGAAATTGATACTTCTTGAAGGTGATGCTGTAAAAATTGTTACAGAAAAAATGAATGAGATTTCAAGAGAAAATAAGAAAATTAATGAAACATTACTATCATTTGAGCAAGAAAACTTTTCAAATAGTATTGGAAAAATTACTGTTGAACAGCTACAGGCCAAACTAATTAAAATCCTATCTAGCTGGGATAGTTTAAGTATAGGGGAAAAACAATTAAAAATCAGAATGCTTGTGAAAAATATCTTATGGAATGGTGCTGAAGATTTTGATATGAAGTTAAACATATAA